AGGCAAATCAAGCCCACAACGTGCCAGAACTAGAACAGATTACGAACACTCGTGTTTTTATAGACCCAAGGGTGATAGCTGAAATTGATCGCAAGAAACCAATTGGTGTCACTCGTACAGGTTGGGTGAATCTGTTGCTTCAAAAGGCCATAGCCTCAGAACCCGAGCCCCTTGCGCGTGACTAACTTTGACAGCGAGGAACGATCATTTGATCTGCTGCAGTGGATTCCATACTGTCTTCCTGCTGAATATGACGACGATTTAGCGTTGGTCAGCTACTACAGCAAAGCGCAGTCAGAGCGGTCAAATCGCGCTCTGGATGCTTGGGACAAAGAACACCCCTTCAAATCAAGCGATGAGCTAACTGCTTTTCAAGAACTTGAACGGCTTGGTGTCTACACAAACGCCGATTTTTATTCGCCAAGCAAAGCCAAGGATGGACATTACACCAACAGAATCAAGCAGCTCAGGGATGATTCCCGAAAGCCTGAAGGATCACAAGGAACTTTTAAACAGGCTAGAACATCACGCAAGCATCGTCCTCTCTAACGAAGAAGATGCCCTGCGTCGTTCTCAGCTTTTGCGGCTTTATGCCGATGAAGTTGGGTTTCCTATTACGGAAAAAACAGCAGCGATTTTATTGCTGCGGGCGCAAGGTGCAGTTTCTGGTGTCTGCTTGCCGCGAATGCGTGGCGAAAAAATGGACACAACCCCAACGCCTTGGGCTTGGGAAGGTGTCATTATGGCAGGCACTTTTAACCTGCTTGTAGCGCCACCAAAGGTGGGTAAGTCTGCACTGATGGTAGGGATGATCAGTGCATGGTTTCACGGTGAAGAATTTTATTTAGGGCAGCGATTGCACGGAAATTGCCCAAATATATATATCGTCGGAACAGATCAACCTGAAAGCGATTGGCACACGTTGTTCAAGCGTGAGGGTTTAGTTGATCGCGAAGGCAACATGGCTGGGCCTGTTGAGATGCTTTGGCACACAGGAGCGCCTTTGCATCTCACAGAAGGTGGGATTGCACATCTTGGTGAGATAGCCGCTGCGAATCCTGGATCATTTTTTCTGCTGGACAGTTACCACAGCTGTGTTGCTGCGCTCGGGATTGATGAGGCAACCTCAGCATTCGATGGCCCTGCAAGGCAGCTAGCAGAGGCTTTGGCACCTCACAAAGCCACGCTGGCGATCATTCATCACACGAATAAGAGTGTTAGCGGCGGGACAGCAACCAACGCGAGTAGAGGCAGCAACGCTTTGCCTGCAGCAGCCAGCCTCACAATCCTCATGAACTGGTTTAAACAGCCTGCTGAGGGTCAGACACAGAACGATTATCGCGTGGTCTTGAAAACGCAAGGCAGAGCCAAGGGAACAACGCTGCTTATCGAGCTGCAAGACGATGGTTGGATTCACCATGGTGATGGCGAAAGCGTATTGGCTGCAGAAGCGATCCAGGAGGCTTCAGACGAGCTGCAAGGGCGTCAAGCGGACATCTTTGACTACCTGTGCGACAGATGGGCAGCAGGAGAGTTTCCGGTTACGACGACAGAACTGCAGGACGTAGCCAAGTGCAATGCAAGCAAGGTCAACCGTGCTTTACGTGCGCTGGAGAAAAAGTCGCTTGCGAGGCAGCAAGGACAGCTTGAACCTTTGGTTTCTGGTGGCCGTCCTCAGCTTCTTTGGGTTCCCAATACCCCCTCCCTGGAAAGTGCGGAAACAAGGGGAACAAGGCCAACAAATACCCTCGCGCACGTAAAAGAAAAGGGTTGTTCCCCTTTTTTCACTAAAACCCCTGCATTCGGTGGAGGGGTAGCTGAGGGGGTTTTACCCCCTACCCCTGGAACACCTGTGGAGCTGCATCGAAACGGTGCTTGGAGCAACGGATGGGTCGTTGTTGACGCAAGCAATGCCAACAGCGTCAAGGCAGCAAAACTGGGCAATGCCAACATCACTGTTGGATCACTGCGATGGGATTTGGATGTGCGGCTTTGTCAATCCAGCCCGTACAAGGCAGAACCTGCAACAACGGATATATATGACCTGTTTGACTTCTGATGGCTGGTATGCCATACTTGATTTATCGGGAGGCGGAGACGCTTCTCACACAACCCCTCAACCATGGATTTTCACAATCAAAGCCTCAACCTCTTCGAATCCTTTGAACGCTTCCAAGATCAACTTGAAGCCGACAACCTCCTCAAGCTTCAACAGTCAGAACCGTCAAGCCGCTACTACGTCGAAGCATCACTGAACGGTAAGCGTGAATGGACTGAGTGGGCTTATGACGAACATGAGCTTGACCTCCTAAAGCAAGACGCAAAAGACTGCGGCTATTCCTACACCGTGGAGGAAGTTTGATTTACTAATTACACGTCGGGGAGCCTGATGCCTGACTTTTCCCCCAGCAGGCTGAAAGCTATAAAATACCGAAAGGGAAGGCAAGGCAGCTTTGAGGTGCTGATCTATCCCCCGACACTCAACTCGATCGTTTCACGATGTTCTCTCGATTTTGATCATGACCATTTCCGCAGAGCCCAAAGACGTTATCTCCTGTGAATTCGGCAGGAGGGCAGGCAGCAAAGAACACTTAGTTGTTCTTTATGTCTTAGATACAGAAGAACGCTACGCAGGCGATACAGTTCTCTGCACTTTGGCCCCTAGTCAAAGGTGGATCCTCAACTTGTCCCCTGGTGATCTCGTAGATGTTCGCGAGAAAAGTTTTAGACAGGGTCGCGATGAGTGGCTCGCTGATGCAATGCCAAATAATCGTCAACCTTCTTATGACGCAGTCGTTCAAGAAACTTCAATCCAAACGACTATTGAGACAGGACTTGAAACCTCTTCTCCTGCGTTAGCTCCTGAACCACTTTCAGGGCCAAGGATCGAAACATACATATCCGATCCTGAGCTTTTCTCTATCTTCAACACTCTCAGCTCTTACGACACTAAAAAAGAAGCTGGAAGGCTTTTGCTTGAATACGCTCTGAAGAGTCTTCGTCCTTTTTGCAAGGCAATGGAACCTTCACAGCTTTATAACGTGTTGAAAAACTCCTGACCTCTCTGCCCTGCCACTAACCCTGGCAGGGCTTTTGAGACATCATTAACAAATTTTTTATTACTAATTCATGGAACAAAAACTTTTGGACGCTATTCAAATCCTGGCTTGTTCAGCTATGGACATTGAAAAACATCTCAGCACCATCGCCACAAACCTTGACATCATCGAGGACAGGCTTGATGGGATTGAAGATTCTTTCAGGGGCTTCACACCTACCGGCGATCAATTAGTCAAAGTGAACCATTCCATTGACGGCCTCAAGACTGAGCTTGAAAACATTACCCATGCAATCGACCGTAAACCATGACTCAAGACAACACCTTTTTTGCGAAACAGCGCCAAAATGACCTCAACGCTTTTCGTCGTTATGAACGCCAATACTGGCTTGCCTACGCCCGCAGCCAAAATCCGCACCCTCCCAACTGGCAATGTGCAAGTCACAGTCGGCAACTTCAGAGGCATTGTCAGCTCGACGCGCTCGACTGAACACAAAATCCGTCAACTCCGCTCCTATTGGCAAAAGGCTCACCATCACTTCTACCCTTGAACTACTATTGCGTTAATTCCCTGTAAGATCGGGGCATGGGTAAAAAATCAACCAACCTAGAAATTCAAGAGCGCGTCAACACCATTTATCAGCTCTTGATCAAGTCTTGGTCCCGTTTTGACATCCTTCAATACGCCGCGACTGAGTGGAATTTGTCCTCGCGCCAAACTGATGAATACCTTGCCCGAGCACGCAAGCTGATAGAAGAGGATTCAGCGATTGAACGTCCTCAGTGGCTAGCTGCTGCAGTTCGACGCCTTGCGGAATACGAAAAACGCGCTGGTCGTGATGATCAAGTGCAGACCGCAATCAAGGCTTTGGAGACTCAGGCCAAGCTGCTTCGCTTTGACATCTGATGCCCTTGCTGACAGGGCTTACAGACGCTGAACCGCTGTTGGCATTTGCAACGCCACCAACGCAAGAGGGGACAGTTGAACTGGTTGAACGCATCAAATCTGATCTGCATCCTGGACAGCTTGCTTTTGTAGAAGATCAAACAACAGAAATTATTGGTCTGTCTGCGGGCTATGGAGCTGGCAAGACCAGAAGTCTTGTCGCGAAAGCTGTTGTCTTGTCTGCTCTAAATCAAGGTTTCATTGGTTGCGTCATGGAGCCAACAGGCCCCCTGATACGTGACATCTGGCAAACAGACTTTGAATCGTTTTTAGAGCAATACGACATTCCATACACCTTCAGAGCTTCGCCGTTGCCTGAGTATGTTTTGCATTTGCCAGGCGGTGATACAAAGATTCTGTGCCGATCGTTCGAAAACTGGTCACGCATCATCGGC